AATCTTGTGATGAATATGTTGAACAGAATACTTATTTTAAAGAAAATCCAAATTACAAAGTAGGTAATGGAGAAGTATGGGGACATATGTATTATAAAATAGATAAAGAAGAATACCAAGTTATGTTAACATATTGTAAACCAACTAAGGAGAATGAATGATTACAGAACAAAGATTAGAAAAAGCGTTAGCATTTTTATCTGAAACAGATGAGAGTAATGCACAAGCTAATGCTAATGTTAAGTATCTTGATAGATTACTTAAACGTAAAAAAGCATTACATATAACTGGTAATTCAGAAGATAAAAGTATATCTGCTAAAGAACAATCGTATTATGCAAGTGATATATATAAATCTGCAGTAAATGAATTGTTTGAAGCAGAAGTTAAATCTTCTACATTAGAAAACAAACGTGATAAAGAAGGTCTTATTATAGATCTCTTTAGAACATTAGAAGCGAGTAGACGTAAAAACAATATATGATTTATAAGTTTAAGAAATGGATTATACTTCCTGCTTATACAGAAATATTTGTCAATGCAACGTCAGACGAAGAAGCATTAAAAATTTTAAATGCTATAGATACTACAACTTTAAACTGGCAAGAAGCTGACTCAGTAGAGCAGCGAATGACGTATGAAGTTATAGATGAAAAGTCCTGAGTTAATATTATTTAGAGCTGTAATTAATCAGGCAATACATGATGCAATGTATGATGGTTTAAACAAATATTATATTATAGATAAACGTAGTGCTATAGAGTGGCTTATTGGTAACTCAATAGACTTTAGAACTATATGTCATTATGCAGACATAGATCCTGAAAGAGCTTGTAGAAAATTTACTGCTGCTATGAAATTAGATCTATATGCTTTAAAAGAAGATCAAAATAGAGTGTTGAGTAAACCAAGAAAAGAATATAAACATAAAGGTAAATACAGGTTAACATTTAATGAGCAAAGTTTGGAACAAACAGATTAAAGGTAGTCACTACCAAAAATATAAAATTCAACCAAGTAAATTTGTAGTAGAAAACAAACTTCTATTTCCTGAAGGGTGTGCAATTAAGTATATAATTAGACACCAGGACAAAGGTGGTAAAGATGATTTGTTAAAAGCTATACACTTTATTGAAATGATAATAGAAAGAGATTATTGAGATAATGGATTTGATGAGCTTATCTTTAGTTCTTGCAATTGTACTTTCAACAGTTCTATTTCTTTTTTATTAATTTGAATATTCATATGACCATGTTGTTCACTTAATGCTTCAACTTTTTGTTCAAGTACAGCAATTTGTGCAGAATAATCAATAGTAGATCTACTTTCTAATTCATTTAATTTAGTAGTTAGTTCTCCATATTTAGTAAAACCAGCTCCAATAGAACCAATTAAACCTATAATAACTACTATGTTAGTTAAGTTTTTTTTAATACTATCCATTTTGTAACTCCTTAAGTTCTAGTAATATTCTTTGTTTGTTTATGTTTAGTTCGTTTAATGTTCTTTCTTTAATTCCAATAGTATCATTGTTTATATAGCTAACTAATTGAACACCATTGTATATTAATCTATTATCTGTAATGTTAATTTGATCTAAATAAATATCTTTTGGAGCATAAAAAACTATATTGTAACTAGCTAAAGATCCTTGAGCTTCTGTCATAGCATCTATTTTTACTAAATTTTTAAGCTGTAAATTTTTAACAGGATTTTTAACTTTAGCATCTATTTTATCCATAGTTAATGCTAGTTTAGATTTTACAGTTTTTTCTTTTATTGCTTGTTTAGAACTGTTCTTAACTACTTCTTGTTTAGAATTATTCTTAACTACTTCTGTAGTTGTTGTTTTTGATTCTTTAATAACTTCTTTAATAACTTCTTGTTTTAAAGTTTCTACAGTTTTACTTTTATTCATTGTTTGTACAACTTCTTGTACTTTAGCAACTTCTTTAGGTTTAGCTTCTGGTGCTGTGTATACAACTATTTTAAATTCTTCTGTAAGCTCTACGCTTGTAACTGCTCCACCAGTTTCTAAGTTTAATTTTTCACCAATACTTTCTTCTAATCCTGATATTACATTCCAAATTTCAGATTCATTTAAATTAGCAGTACCTAATCCTTCGTTCATATCTTTAATTTCTTGTGCAGATAAAGGTTCATAATCTTCTGTAGGAAAATCTAATGCCATTTCAGCTCCTAATAAATTAGGGCCAAGTGTAGCTGTAGATGTACTTTGAGATCCATCTACTCCAGTCCAAGACCATTCGTATTGATTGGCATGAACTCCATTGTAATGTAAATTATCATTCCAAACTCTTTCATTAGCATTGTAACCAGAATCAGTTGTTCTAATTTGTGTAGATGTAGCTAGAGTATTTCCATTAGAATCTTTAACTTTCATAACTAAAGTATAAGAGTCTACTGCTCCAGTAGAATTACCACACGTAAAATTAGATGCATTATGTTCACAACTTTGTACTGCAATAGAACTTGTAAGATTAATACCACCATTAAGTTTTATTTGTGTAGAAGTATGAGATACGCCATCAGGGGTGCTTGTTCCTTCTATTCCAACTAAACTTCCAGTAGCTGTTACAGTCATATCATGTGATGCTTCTAGCTCACCATTAAAAGCTCGACCACAAGCATTGCTTACTTGCGTTTCGCAAGTTATTGTAAATCCATTGTGTGTAGAATTGTTTGTAAGATTACCTGTAGATCCAGATTGAACACCATCTAAATTAGAATTAGTTTTACTTGATGTTGTTGTACCTGCGTTTGGTAATATATTTGTACTAAATGCTGTGTCATTATTTTCTGCTAATCCAACAGAACTTGCAAACCAAGATAACATTAACCATAATAATGCTCCCCATATTATAAAACACCACCATTTCATTGTGCTAATCTATCCATATGTGCATATATACGTCCAAAAACTTTGTCTAAAGATAATAACTCTTGCTGCATCATTGCAACAATTGTTTGTAATTCAATTAGAGTAATAAGAACCCAAGTACTTAAACCCATTAATATAGTTCCTAATAATGCTATTAATGCTGTATTAGTTTTTCTTGTCATGTATTGGTTTAGGTAATGGTAATATTACTTCAGAATTAATTTTTTTTAATTCTTCTATTTGTATTTCTTTGTCTATTACTTCACGTTTTTTCATACGTTTAACATATGTTTTATAGTCTGGTCGTTCATGATCATATAAAGACCATAACTCCATAGCCTTACTTCCAATACGTCCATCTATAGGACATGGCGTACCAGCTTGAATCATAGACTCAAATACTCTTTCGTCTTGGCAAAGTATAGCTACTGCTGCTACTTTCATTCCAAAGTCATTAAGTATTCTAGCTAGTTTTAATCTTTCACAATTTTTATCTATAAAATGTTTTCCACCACTAACACCTATTCCAAATGTTTGAACTCCTATTGAAGCTCCTGTACTACATACATCTTGTGTCATACTATTGTATGAAGGTGCTGATGCAGTAGGAGGTGCAGATCTAATATTTGATGTAGAACTGTTTGTTGAAGTTGTTGTGCTGGTAGACCCAGATTCGTATGTGGTTGCCCCACCAGTATATCCACCTTCAATTGCTGTGTTAGATCCAGATGTATTAGTTTGAGTGCTACCTGCGTATAACGCAGTAGAAAACAGACAGAATATAATTATAAATAATGTTTTCATTTAGCAATTTTACCTTTATTAATACCTTTTTTAATAACGTATTCTCTAGTTCCATGAGCATTTGTTTGTACTTCTTTTTTTAGCTGCTTAAACAGCATCATCTCTTTTGTTTTGTATTCTAATTTTTTTACGTGTTGTTCTAATAATTTTGTGTCTCTCATCTTTAAACCTATTATTTTTATCCCAAAAAGGTAACATATGTCCTGAATTTTTAAAACATTTAACACAAGAGTATTCTTGTTGAACAATCATATATGGTTCGTTAGTAAAAATATCTTTACTACACCATTTACAGTTACCTACTTTATTCTGATTGTTTTTTTGCATTGATTTCATCATTAGCTTTATCTAAATCTTGAGCTGTATACTCAAGTTTTTGTAAAGATCTTTTAAGTGCTGCATCTTTTGATTTACATGCATCTTCTAATTCTGAAATTTGTGCTTTTAGAGTACGTACTTGTTCTTTGTACTCATTAATAATGTCTTGGTAGTCTGCTCTATCCATAACTATTTAGGTTTACGCATTATGTCAGCACCTTTAAGACCATAAATGGCACTAACTATTCCTATAAATATTGCCTGATACCAGTAAGGAAGTTCTTTAAAATATTCAAAGAACATATCTAATCTATTACGAATCTCAGGATCGTCAGTGAAAATAGAGTAGACCAGTACAAGAATAGGAAGGGAAACAAGAACCAATACGAACTCATCCTTCCAGCCCTTATCATTACTCTCAATAACTTTCGCTTTATATTCAATTTGACCTGTACTCATTTTCTCAGCATGTCTCATTTGAGCATCTGACATTAATTGTTTAGTTTTTTGTTTGTTTTGGTATATATGACTTGCAGTCTTAACACCCATAGATAATAAATTAAACCACATTATTTAATACCTTTCTTTTTTCGTTCAATCCAAAGTCTGTTGACACGTCTATGCCAAGCCCAAACTTTAATTTTAATAGCTATACTTTCTACGAAGCTGTAGAATCTGTCGGTAAACCTTCCCATGCTTTGTACATCCCCTCTACTAACAGCTCATCATCGTATGGCTGCATACCATTTTCCATTTGTATAATAGCTTTTACTAATGGTAAATAATCTTCGATAGTATTGTTTAGTTCGTCAGTAGGATTTACATCAAGCCTTCTACATACAAATACAATGTAAGCATCTGTATCATTTTCACTTGGTGGAGCCCATCTTTCAATGATGCTCTCTACTGTGAATCTTTTATGATGAAATCTATATGTTAAAAGTATCTTAACTAATGCTCTGATACCCCATACAGCTTCTTTAAAAACACAAAAAACTGGATCAGATTGTTCATCTGCCAGTCCATCCCAATCAGTACCAAGTTTGATATTGCCTGGGTTCTTATTTCTTATACCTCTAGGTAATTTTTCTGTTCCATCTGCCATTTTTATCTAAAACCATTGGGATTAATATTGGTAACCCATCA